AGCCAGGAGAAATTAGTGCTAAGTGGGGGAGTCATGACGGGATAGATGGATGTACCACCACCGCCGAATGATCCACTGGCTGACACCGTCTGATTCGGCCAGCTTCCGCTGATGCCTACATTCGTTCCTGCACTCAGCGAGGGAGTCGCTGTTCCAATTCCGCCATTTACGACTGGAAGTACGCCGGTCACCTGAGACGTAAGATCTACGGCTCCAGTGATTCCTTCGACCGCCCACCAATTCGTGCCATCAAAAAACAGGGTGACGCCTTGGCCCGGCGTGATGGCGAGGTTTGCGCTGTCGTTGATTTGTCCGGTGCTCGGTGAAAGCGTCGCAGTTCCAGTGACTCGGTTCTGAAAAAAGCAGAAGAACTGTGAGCTCAGAGTATTTGGCAAGGTGATCGTCGACGCCGACGAGTTGTGTTGAGTGACGAGCTTTCCCTGGTCGCTTGCCTGAAGCGTGTACGCCGTTCCGCTTTGCGCATTGACGCCGCCGCCGACCTTGCTGGCGAGATCGGCAACCAGGTTCGTCACTTCCGATTCCGCAATCGATGCGAAAGCTGGATCTGCACCAGCCCCGCCAGAGCGTAGATACTGGCCGGCCGTGCCGAGAGATCCCAGCGTTTTCTCGTCGCCCCCTCCGTTACCGACGACAACGGCATGCGCCGTCAACGGGCCTGAATTGTTGGTAACTGTCCCGTCTGTCCCGACGATCTCCAAAGTCGCTCCGTTGCAGAACACACAAATAAAATTCCATTGAGCCGGAAGCTGGACGCTCACCTGGCCGTCGATGGTCTCGCCAATCGCGTTCTCCTGAATGGTGACCGCACCGACGCCGGCGTCAATCTTTTTCACCAAAAATCTTGTCTTAGCATTCGTGGCAGCCGGCGGAAGCGTTAACGTGATTCCGCCGCCGCCCCCCGTGGCGTCGATGATGTTCAAGCCTGCGCTCGCCACGAGAGCGGCATTTGCCGAAAGCGCAGTTCGGGAAATCACATGTGCCTTGACATCGCGGACGAGTTTCGTGGGATCGTTAGGATCCGTGTATGCTGCACCTATCTGTTCCCAGGTGAGCGATTCGGAATCGATCAGGTGAATGCGCGTCGGAGTTTGTCCTGCAACCTCCACTGCTCAGTTCCTTCCCAGAAGGAAAATGCACGCGATCGCGATCGCGATTAGAACCGTGTCGAATGTCATGCGCCTTCCTTTCTGCTTTAGCCGTTAACGGCTGGAACCTCAGTTGATATAGAAATCGCCAGTGTCCCAGCCCAGCGGATTCGCCGGTATCGCAAATGTGTAATCGGTGACGTCGGCTAGGCTTTCCATCTCGTTGCCAAAACTGTTGAAACTGGTGAACTTGAAATGAATTGTCTGCCCGAACCATTTCGGGTCGACCTGCAGGCGCACGACGGGTCCGCCGCTGATAAAGAGAAACTTCGATCCGCTGGGGTGATCGCCGATCGGAGTGGTGTAGACGCCGCGGCGAATCTTATTGCCGCCGCCTGTGGCCTTCAACGTGTACTGATTCTCGCCGGTCAGCACAGACAAGCCGTAAGAGATCAACTCGTACGGGATTGCTCCGGCCGCTGAGCCGTCGATGTAGCAAAGGCTTATAAATTCATCTTCGTAGGCGGTCGAGAATGAATCGAGCGTGGTCAGGCTCTCCGTCAGATCCACCGGCAAGTCATCAGTAGTATCGGGATCCGCATGGGAAGGGAAGTCGGCCGTGGTTAATCCCATGACGCTGCGTCCCACTTGCGTCGCAACCTGCGAATAGGTCGTTCCATCTAGCGATGCCCACACCAGCGCGCCGCCCCAATCAGGGCTCGCGCCGGAAACTCCGATAGTGAGAAATACACCGCCGGCGCCCCCGTTCATCTGCGGTTTGTTCATGAAGATCGGTGGAGGATTGACCGGTCCAGGCGGGTGATTGGTTTCAACCCGCGTGCCCTGTTGCGATGCCGAGGAGATCTGCTGGGGAGCGTTCAACCCGTAGATCAGCTCAACCGCTTTGCAGCTGATCTTGCCATTGTCTTCGTTCGCCTCGATGATGCGGACCGGCAATTTATTCAGCCCCATCCGGGAATCGCTGATGTAACCCACGTCCATGGCTTCAATGAAGGGATGCTTCAGCGATGAGACGCAGAACTCATATATGTTCGGATCGATCGACTGCTTTTTTGCAAGTACGATAGCAACCTTGTTAGCAACGTCACTCGAGAAAATGGTTTTGTAGCTTTTCTCCTGCGCGCGCTGGGTCATGTGCGCATATACGCCGCCCTGATCGGCGCCAGTCGCGTGCGCGTCGGCATAGTCATCGTCACGGTCGATATAACCCACGGGTTGCAGATTGTACTGATCGACGGACCGTTTAATAGCGAGCTTTAGCGGCTGCTTCACGTCTTTGAAGTCGCGATCGTCAAAATCGAATGTCGGAGCGGTGGGCGCCGTATACACGACACCATTGCCGGCTTCAGAGCGTTCGCAGTAGGGAACGATCTTGACCTGGAACCCCGAAGCGACGATCGCCGCATTCGCAATTTCACAGAGCTCGTTGAACCAATCGTTGCCACTGCGCTGCGAATCCATAGGCGCCGTCACGTAAATGCCATACGCCTCGCAGAAGGCGCGCAGGTCGTCGAGCGGCGCCAGGATCGGTATCCCGTCGGCAAGACCGAGCGCCGAAAGCGAAAGCGCAAGCATTTGTAATGTGGTGAACGTGGTCTCGCCGCTATAGTCGGGATTCGCATAGACTCCAAGCAACGCAATGCCCAGAAGTAGGTCCGCGGGATTACAGTCGCCATCAGATGTGAGCGAGTAATAGCCCGTGGCTTCAAAGCTCAGCTGTGGATAGCTGGCGCCGCTGCCGAGGTCGATACGATCGAAACCCACACCCGAGCAGTCGGGATAAATGATTTGCTCACCCGAATGGTTTACATATTCGGATCCGGATCCGAGTTGCCGCTCGAACTGGCCGCCGAACTGAATCGCACTAAGCGGGTTGCCGTACCATGAAGAAGTAGGAATGCGGAAGGCAACCCGCACAATGACTTTCTTTCCATTGAGCGAGGAATCGACATTGATCACCAGGCCTGCGGCCGTGTATTCCCAGGGCGCCCGGCTGGTGACACCGTAAGCCGGTTCGAATACTTCCGGAGGATCCCAGAATGTGTTCCACAGCCAGCGGCGCTGTACACCCTGCACTGTGCGTGTGCCGGCGGGAGCTCCAAAGTCGTTGAAAGTTTCATCAATCGTGACCTCCGCAGCAACCCCAAGCACGGCAACAAAATTCGCGTCGTCGACGGCGCCCGTGGAATAGGCGTAGCTGATGTCGACCTTCTGCCCGATGTCGCCGGCATTGAACGTGTACGTGCCGGCGGTTACCTGGAACTCGCCGAGTCCTGGTGCAGTTGGACCCGAGTATTCGAGCGCCTGGGCGCCATGGTATTTAACCGGTGGATTACCCATGGCGGTGACGAAGTTCGCGGCGTGCGCGACTGTGATGGTCGCGCCGCCGGGAATGGTGTACGTCTCAACCGCGATTTTGGTTGCAGGAATATGTCCGCTGAGATTCACGGCGCCGCCTGAAACGACGAGCTCGAGATCCGCGCGGCCGAGCGCGTAGTGATCTTTGTTTGACCAGGCGTCGAGCAGGTGCAGGAGCGGAGCCGTAGCCAGCAACCAGTCGCAGGCCGTGGTGTAGCTCTTAATCTTGACGTGCTTTTTTCCGCCCATAGTTTCACATCACGGCGCAGTCTGTGCCACGCTTTGCGCGTTCTTGCCTTTCTTCCCCTGGTCGCTCATGTAGTAGCTGAAGTCGTTTTGCCAGATCAGCCGCGGAGTAAGCCGCGCGCGGCCGAAAAGAAACGGAATTGCTGCGCCATAAACCGACGTGTTGAGCCGCACTCCGGTGACCTTCGGCGCTGAGTTGGCATTGTTTTTAAACATTCGCTTTCTCCGGTGCCAGCACCAACGGCGAAAAGAATTCCAACTTTCCCCCTTTGAAAGCGGGATGCTCGAGCGCGTTCGCTTCCATCACGCACGGCGGGTAAGCATGGATAACTTTCGGCCAGGCGCTGATGATGCCGCCGTGCACGTCGATCGAGCCGCGGCTCTTGGTGACGTTCACTAGCACAATGTTTCCTGGGCTGGTCATCTCGGTTACCGAACAGAAGTGTTCAACCATTTCACGGGCGTGCCGCAGAATGCGAACTTTGTAGTGATCATTGCGCGCATGCAGAAACCAGTCACGCGGGTAAAATACGTCTTCATCTTTGTCGCTGAATAGACCGATCTTGCCGAACACCTCGAGTAGCAACGTGTAGCAATCGCAACCGGCGCCCTTCACGCGGCCCATGGTGTGATAAGGCGTGCGGATCCAACTGCGGGCTTCTGCAACTGCAGCCGCGCGCTGTTGAGATTCGAATGCCGCTTTATCGCTCATAAAATCACACCGCCTGTTCTGGTAAAGGCACACGCGGGAATGGCGGCAGCTCGACACCGCCGGCGCCCGATACTGTCTGATCCTTGGGAATCGGAACAAAGCCGATGAAGCTCAGCGGATATGTGTGCGGATCCACATACAACGGCTTGAACAGATAGAAAACGTTGTAGCCGGCTTCGACGTCGTAGTGCTGGACCTGCGCCACGAAAAACTGCAGCGGCGACGCCTGGAATAGCAGGTAGCCCAGGTCGAAAGTTCCGGGAGCGTAAACGTCTCCCGCTGTGGGATCGGTTTGCTGCGCCACTATCTTCTGTACCGTTCCGCCAGCGCCCGCAACACACTCGAAAATTGTCCAATGCGATGGATCTGCATTCAGATCCGGCGGCAAACCAGGACCGATCTGTCCGCTGCGATTGTTAGCTTCGATCAGCTGCTGTGGCACCTGGCGATTGAACATCTCAGTGACCGAATTCACCGTGATCTTCGCTTTTAGACGATCGACTTCTACAGGACCGATACGGCCGCGAAATTCCGAGACCGCGGCCAGGGTTTCACAATCTCCGAAGACTGGCATGTAAATGCGGCGCCACTTCACCCACACGCCCGCCCAGAGGCCGTATTTGAATCCCTGCAGCAACGTGAGAATAGTTGCGCTGGTGTCCGGATCGATAACCATTGGTTCGTCGCCACGAAAGGTCCAGGTCAGCTGAAGAGAATCAACATCGAGGCCTATCTTCGACTTGAATCCGTCATTTTTAATGTTTGCCGGCGAATAGACCTGACCGCCGTAAGTGAGCGGACTCGATGCATCGGTAAATCGGCCGAGCGTCACTGGCGAAATGGCACCAGCGGCCGCGAGCTCGCCGCTGTCGAAAGGGCCGATCACTTCTTGCGCAAGAAACGTGTGGCTGATTATCGGATTCGCCGGCGTTCCGTTCGTGTTGAATACGACGTATCCCAAAGAAACGCCAGGAATGGCTCCAGCCGGCGGAATCAGGGATATCATGAACAGGTCCCAACTCATTCCAGATGGGCTAAATGGCATGTTCAACACGTTGCCATCGCTAGTGCTCGCGCTTCCGAAACCGCTTCCCACGCCTGATGCATGCGCGATTAGAGTGCCGCTATAAGCCGCCGGCACTTCGACGACATACATTGCGCTGCTTGATCGGCTGCCTCCGGTCGTAAAGGTCGCGCTCACAGTGGATCCGTTTGAAACTGCGCGACAGATGCTTACAAAGCCAAAGGCTGTTGGAACGCGGGTAAACAGAGGCACCCAGGTATTGAAACCCGTGTCAGAAACTGCAGCGGTTGGACCGCCATCGCCAGCGCAGATGATCGCGAAAAGGATATTGCCCACAGGCGAGGGATTTGCAAGAGTCACTGTGCCAGGAAACAAGCTGGTGCCGCCGATATTGCCCAGGTTTGCGGATTGAACAACGAAATTCGACGATCGAGAGGGCGACCTGCCGAGCCCGGCACCGATTCCAGGCTTAGTGAATTCGTACAGCTCCTGCTTCAGCACTTGGTCGCCGTGCGCGAGCAACCAGGCTTTCAGCGCCGCGGTGCCATCACTGCCGTCGCTTTTTATCGCTTGACGCATTTGATCATTCGCCTCAGCCGCGATACCTGGTACTGCGGATCTCGACCTTCTGGTTGAGCCACAGCGATTGTGCAAACTTCTCAAAGTCGGTGGAATCCTGCTTGAAGCGACACACAAAATAGAAAGGGAAAGTCGCTGTAACCGGCGACGCACCCGGATCCGTGATCCAGGTGATGTACTGGCCGTCCCAGCTCACGCCCGGACCCGTGAAGCCGATCAGCGCTGGGTTCCACGTATAGTCAGTGCCGGCAACTTTGGTGACGCCGGCAACTTTTATTACGGGGTTGCCGTTAACGGCTAGGATCGACTCCTTGAAGCCGCCCATGTTACGCACGATCTGGCTGTACTTGGTGCCGGCGACCGTGGTTACGTCGAGTCCGCCATCCGTGACCTGGTTGTCGGTGGGATCCTTTAGCAAAAATCGAGCACCGGACACCTGTAGGAAAAAACCAAGAAGAGATTGATATTGATGATCGGGCAGCGCGGTCAGCGTTCCCCAAGTCTCTGTTGCGTCATCGTAAAGCCACTCGTAGATCAGCTCGAATTCCCACAGCGGATTCTGGAACTGGCGTACCAGGACCTCGTCGCCTGAAGGCGAAGGATCCTCTGGACCGAGCGTCGACATGATCGCACGCTTGACGATGTTGTAGCCCAGGCCTGGCAGTTCGGGATAAGTGAGCATTTGGCAGTCTCTTTACGGGAAACGGAAGTTGCGCATGCGCTCTTTCAGCCCATCAGCGACATAATCCATGTGATCATCGAGGTGGTCACGAAAATCTTTGCTGTCGATCGATGAAGACTGAATGGTGTTGTGGTTGTTTATCGTCGTGCCGCCGCCACTGCCCGGTGCAGTAAGGCTCTTCAGAATTCCTCCTGAGGAATTTCGGAAACCACTGGCGCTGTAAGGAGCAGGCTGGCGGATCGGCGGCAGGGAAGCGCCGCGAAAGGCGCCGCGATTGATAGCATCAAGAGTGTCAACACCGACGCTCGAGACACCTTTCGCGCTCACCACGTATTCCTTGTCACTGGCCATGATCGGAATCGAATCGCTAGTTGATGTGCCTGGTCCGCGTAAAAGTCCGCCGCCGAGCATGCTGCGCGCAGCAATCTGTCCGCCGCCAGAAAACGCAATCGTGCGAGGCGCGCCGGAGCCCACGTATCCGCCTTCTGCGAACGCGCCCAACGCCATAACGCCGGCGAAAGTCGCGGCCGCTGCGATCGCGCCGAGAATGGGACCGACGTAAGGTATGCTGGCAAGCGCTTCCCAGGCTTTTGCAGCCGCGATCTTTGCCGATTTGAAAATAGATTTCAGTCCGGATTGCCGCTCTATGGTTTCTTTTTGCGCCGCACTGCTTGCGTCGCTCGCAACCTCCGCCTGGTTGGTCACCCGCTTCACGATCAACATTTGCAAGTGATGCTCGATGAACGATGCAGCCAGCTTCTCCAGGCCCTGAATGCCGCTCATGACCATGTTGTTCCACAGATGTTTTGCGGCATCGGTGAACTTTTCGTGTCCCTGGATCCAGCCATTGAAGGCCGTGGATATCTCGGTGCTCACCTGATGGATGGATTTCAGCGCGTTGGTCCGCCAAGACATCCATGACGTGTCCATCCTGGCCATCTCGGTGCGCAGTTTGATCAGCTTGGTTTCGTCTTCGTCGGCCTGTTTGGTAAGCTGCGCAGCCTGGGCGTTTGTGCCGGTTTCACCGCGAGCATTAGCGGCCGCTTGCGCTGCGGCAGCCTGATCGCGCAGCAGCTGGACCTTGGCTTGAAGAACCGGAATTTCTTTTTCGTATTCGGCTCGCAGCTGCCGCTCTGCCTGGAACGGTTGAAGCTGGTTGTCGGCAACCTGCTCTTCCAGCGATGCTTTTTTGTTGGCCAGCTCGGCGGTGCCGCCCTCGAATCCCTGCTGCGCCTCTGTGCCCTTGGTGCGAATGTCGCGCGCGGCGCTGAAGCGCGCCAGAAAGTCATCGATCTCGGCTTTGGTGCGGCCGAGCTGTTCAAGTTCCTTACGGAGCTGCAGGTCCTCGATCTGCTGGGCGAGCTGCGCAGCCTTTACGCGATCGCCTTCCATATCGGAGAGCTTTTTCTGCGCCTCGAGTTCCTTCAGTAAATGGTCCTGCTTGGCCTTGGCGTGCTCGTCATCGATCTTTGCCAGCTCGGTGTCGCGCTTGACGGCGTCGTCACCAATCTGCGCATCGATGTGCGCGAGCTGCTGCTTGAGAGAAATCTGCTCTTTGGCGTCGGTGGATTTAGCGAGCTGGCCTTGAAGTGCGAGCTTTTCTGCGCCTAGCGCCTTCAGTTCCTGAACGAATTCATTGACTATGATCGCGCGCCGGCGCCCGAAATATTCTTCGAGCGAGATCAGGCCCTGGTCGTAATCGCGTTTATCCTGCTCGGCTTTCTGGCGCGCGAGATCACGGTACAAAGTAAGTTCATCCTGAGCCTTCTGGCGGATGCCGCGGTCTTCACCGCGGCCCAGGCCGGTCTTAGTGGGATCACCGGCTTCGCCGGTTGGTTTCGGCAGCGGCCGCGGATTCTTGTTGTTGAAAAGATCATCGTGAAATTGCTGGTCGGAGTCTCGTTCCTGCTGGCGAATCGCATGAATGCGTCCCACTGCATCCTTGTACTCGTTCACAGTGTCGCGAGCGCCCAGCTTTATGGTCTGCAAAGCGGCAGAGAAGTTTCCTGTCGCCGCCTGCTCAAAGGCAGAAAATAGCGAAATCGCACCGATCTTCACTTCTTCCCATGCGAAAGAGAAAATCTCGACAATCTGAAGGCCTGTTGCAGCCGCATCATGAGCTAATAAACTCAGGAATTCGATCACGTACTTGATCGCATTCCCGGCAAACTCACCCATCGCCTTGAAGCCGTTGGATATTCCACTGGTTCCAGTGACGGTGTGCACCATCGCATCTGCGGTGTCGGCGAGCGCCGGCAGCAGCCCAGTTTCGAACTGCGCAGTCGCGCCTTCCGCCACGCCCTTCAGATCGGCGAGCGCGGCCTTCGCGCGCAAGGCACCCTCGACCATTTCACCGTTGAAGATCAAACCGAGACGTTCAGCCTGGTCCGCAACTTCCTTGAAATGTTCTTTACCGAGCTGATCGAGAACGGGAATCAGCGCTGCACCGCCTTTACTGAAGAGGGCTTGCGCAGCGGCCGCTTTTTCTCCGCTGCTCTTCAATCCCGCAAAAGCATCGGTTACTTTGCGCAGCTTCTCGTCAGGATTCAGACCGATGAAATCTTTGGCGGTGAGGTGAAGAATTGCGAAGCCTGCAGCCGCGGCCTTATTGCCCTGCTGCAATTGCACGAAGGATCGAGACAGCTTGATAATCCCTTTGTCGACCGCTTCATGCGCGACTCCGACGTCGGTTGCGGCCTTGTAATAAACCGAAAGCGTTTGGGTGGAAACGCCGGTGATCTGCGAGAGCTTACCCAGATTTACGGCCGTGTCGAACACTTCTTTCGCGAATTGAGCGATCTTCAGTGCGCCGGCAAGCTCCACCAGTCCGCGCCAGGCGCGCGAAAGGACCTCGGCGCTCGAGGCGGTTTCCTGTTGCTGCTGCTGAACATTCTTTAATTCAACTCTGAGCTGGCGGATGACATCGAGCAGCGGCCCACTACCCTCGACGCCAAATCCAAAGCCAACTTCCGGCTTATCCGACATGCTGCCAGAGTGCTGGCCAGGGGCATGGCCTGTAAATTGGAGATTTGCTTAGTGGTTAGAGGCGGTCAACTCTTCAGAATGCGCGGAGGGCGCGGCGGAGAGCCGGGATTCTTCTGGTGAGGGGCGAGCGTCGCCCACACTGCGACGTCGTGCTCGTACCGCTCTTGTGCCTGGCACTTAAGAATCGCGATGTAAGCGAGCAGGAGCTCGCGCAGAGGCCACAGCAGGCAGTCGCGCACGCGATTAGGATCCCACTCAGCGACAACCCTTACAACCAGCCCCCACTCGCCCAGATCCTGGGCGCCGCGCTCTTTCCAGAGGCCGCCCTTTAGTTCGGGCGCGAAGATTTCAGGGAAGTCCTGGCGAATGCTGTCGCGTACTGAAAAAAACCTACGACGAACTCCACGATCGCCGCGCGCATTGCTGCTTTTTCGTCATTGTTGGTGATCGACGCGAAAATCGACGCATTTTTCTCGGCCGTTTCGTGTGTCCACCTGGTGCCGGCTTCTGTCAGACATCCGGCGAGGACCTGCGGGGCACGCCCGCTGACCATGATGCGAGTGAGCAGAGCTTCCGCCGTGACTGTGGGATCGTCAGGCGGCTTAAGAATCAGCTCGAGCGCACCAGCCAAGCGCAGATGCCCGATTATGTAATCATCCTGCGCAGCGCTCAGCTCCTGCGTCACGCCGCGAAACTTGCGGCCGTCGATCGTGATTAGGTTCGGTTGTTCCATAAGTTTTCAGGCCGCCTTCTTCGGCTTCTTCAAATACCAGTAGTTGCAGTGTGCGTCCCACTTGTAGCCGCTGGCCTTCAGAAACGCCAGTCCGCCATCTTTGTTGCCGTTCTTGGTGATGATGGTCGACACGTGCTGGAAGATCGCCTGGTTTATCCGCGAGCGAACGCCGAATCGTCGCGCCCAGATGTGTGTAAAAGAACCGTAGGTATCGAAAATTGACTCGCTGCCTTCACCCGAGATCCCGCCCCAGACGAAACCGAGCGGAGACACGTGGTTTGGAACATAGAGGACATAAATGATCTGGCCATGATCGATTGGTGACCAGGTTATATGGGCGCGATCGAGTTCAGGCTTCCACTTATCAGGTTGTGGCCGCGAGCGTTTCATACGGCAGTTTTAGAGGGCCGCTTGTGAGCTTTCATGGCACGGCGCTGCAGCTCTCGGCGCTCGCGACGCGATAGCATGGGAAATTTGTTTGCTAGCGCAGTCTTCAGCGGCTGGCCTTCCGGATCCCGATGAACGCTGCGGGAAAGCGGCAACTTCGCGAGAGGATCCTCCGCCAACAAACGCGCGCGATCGCATTCCATGCGTTTCTGCTGGTCGCCGATCGCGAGTTGGTTGATAGGATTCATGCCACGTTCGCTCGCTTGGGGAGATACACGACGCCTGGCATTCCTGCTGCACCGATAGCGTCGATGATGGAATAGAAATAGTGAGGCTTGGTGCTCTTCTCGACCTCGGCCGCGATGGCTGGACCGATGCGAGCAAGGAATTGAGCTTTCCAGTCGGGCCGGCGCCCTTCCCACGTCTTCAACACTGCAAATTCGCGCGCGTCGCTATTCTCAAACTCGAAAACGATTCCAGATCGACGGGAGATTTCTGCGGCCAGGCGATCGGGACCCATGGACTTCACTTCGTCGAGCGAAGCAAACCCCATTTTGAAGAAAATCTGATGCAGCGCGGCGTCGCGCATACGTTCAGCGGTCGAGTGCGCACGATAGAGGCGGCGAGCCTCGGCGCAGGCCTTCTTTGCTTTGGCGACTTCTTCCGCGGTGAGCTGCGGCAAGGCCGGCGCGGGTTGTTTGCGGGCAGCCATTGGTTCTCAGTCAGCGAGAGTAGCCGAGCGGCGCGCGAAAGCCCCATTCCCACGCGCCGTTCAGCACACTTTCGTAACTAATCGGTGAGCAAGAAACGCGCCTTGAATACGGTCGACTTGACCGGATCCGCATTTGTCAGCTTCATGGTGTCGAAATTATCTGTGAACGGATTCGCAAATGTGGATCCGACAACCCATGTCAGTTGCTTTCCTGCCGTCAGTGCGATCGTCTGCTTGAGCACGCCCGCCGCGTAGGTCTTCACCGTGAGATCTGTGACGGTGGAAAACAGGCAACACATCTTGATATTGGCGACGATGATGTTCAGCGGTTCGACCTGGTCGGTTGTTGCAGCCGGAACAGTCGGGTCAAACCCTTCTTCCGCATTGCCGACCTGACTCTCGGTAGTGTTCGCGATCGTGCCTTCCTGTGACTTATAAAGCACGCCGATCGAGTGGGTGAACGTGCCAAACAGCAGGGCGCCGGCGCCGGCTAGAAGAATCGCCTTCATGTGCAAAACAAGAGCGGCGATCACCAGAACGGCCAGCAGCACAGCCGGATGGAGAAAAGCAGCAGCGATAAGCAAAAACATGGTGAAATCCTTTCCTCAACAAAATGTCGAAACGAAACTCGTGCCCTGCCCCGCGCGGCCTATGCTGCTGGCACAGGCGGATAGGTGAGCAAGTAGTACGGCGCATCCGGATGGTTCTCGCTGTCGTCGAGCACCATGGCCTCGAGCTCCCAGTTGCCGTATTCGTCTTTGATCAGCTCGAGCTTGCCGCTGGGTGAAAGATTGCACCTCCACCACTCGACGCCGATCTTCGGCCCGTCTGTCGGATCGGGAACAAAGCGCAATTTTCCCTTTACGAACGGGAGCACAGCGCCGGCGACCTGATCGAAATGCGATGCGATTGGGGTATAAGCCACGGTCACAGCAGCAGCGTCATTAACGGCTGAATCGAGAGGGAAGTAGATAATGCCAGCCTCAGGATCCTCGATGATGTAATCGGTCCCATTAACCAACGCACCGGTCTGCGTGGCAGAAAACGTGGCAGGATCAAAGTTGCGAACCACAGTCTCGAAATATTTTCCTTTTTTGGTCACCGTGGCACTTGCCAGGACTTCGCCCGAAACCGGCGTCGCGCTCGTCACCAGCTCGGTTTTGCCATCAGCCATCAGCGCAATCGCCAGATGATCGGCGGAAAAGTCCGTTCCTGAGAACTTTAGCGACAGAGTGCGTTTCTTTACCGCCGTCGCGATTAGAGAAGGCGTCGCATTGATGTGCTGATAGAGTTCAGCCTTGTCGTCTTTGGTCTCCTGTTCGACCGTGCTCACGTTGCCAAAATGCTGGTATCCGGTGAGGTTGCCTTCGGCGTCGAAGCGGTCGAAAAGTAAAGATCCCTTGCCCAGAAACGGCAGGTGCGCAATTGGATAATGAATTGTCATTGTGTTTTGTCCTTCCCGTATCTAGCTCGCCGAACTCGGGTCCAAGCGGCTTGTTCTGTAGTGAATGGTCAAGTGCAGCGCGGCGCCGGCTAAAACAGCATCGGCTTCCTTGGCCGTCCACTTCATCGGGCCTTCGGTCACGCCCATGGCGAGACCGCCGAATCTTTCATCGTTCATCAGCTGCTGCATGGCCCACAAATACAGCGGATCGATGGCTTCGTCGGGCGCCTGGCCTTCACCAGCAATAGCCCGCATTTCTAAAACCAAATTCAAGTGGCGCTGCGTGATCGGCGCCTGAAACTTCTGCTTCTCAAGCGGCGTCGGCTCTTCGTCTTCGAAGTAGACCAACGTCGCCGGTAACTTGTCCTGCTCTACCGGCCGCGTGCGCTCACGATGCACGGTAAAGCCCGCCGGCTTTTCAACATCCCCCGCGGGATCCGCGCTCAATTTTGCAATCACCGCGGCCGCGATCTTCTCGCGAATCGAACTCATTCGTCTTCACCAACCAGATCGTTACCAAGCCGCAAGCGTCGCTCGTACCCAGCTGTTGGTTGCGATGCAAACGTAAATGTGCGTCGCGTCGAAAGCCCAGGTTCCAGCAACACCGGCAGACGCCGCGGTCGAAGGCGCCGCAACCGGCGCTTTCGTGAAAGTCGCAGCACCATAAGTGCGCACTGCTTTCTGGCTGGGGATCACCGCATCAGAATTCGCGGCCATGGTTCCATCGGTATCGATCGGGAGTTCGTCGGCGCCAACGTTCAATCCTGAAGTTTCCTGTGGTGACATTTTGTATTCCCCTGCTTTTAAGCCTTGCGCAAATAAACGGCCGTTAAATTCAGCGCCATGTGCGAGTGTGCCTGCGCATAGCTAATCTCGTACTCGACTCCATCGACCGTGATCGACTCGTCGCTTTCAAGCGGCTCATCCGCAAAGTCGCTGGTCAGGACCGTCAGAATCAATTGCCGGCCGATCACCTGGCCGCGCTTCTGCGCTCCCGCTCCCATACTGCTTTGAAAACCGCTTTCGCCCAGCTCCAGCTGGTCGTCGTAATCGAGCACTCCGTTCGTGCTCACAGCGCCAAAAACCACTGGCACGCCGACGTCGGCCAGCATCAGTTCGAATTCCGCTTCGGTCGCTGCGCTCGAAATCGCCATAGCCGTTAACGGCTGAAAACGGCCGTTTTACTCTTCCGAATCAGCTGCTCGCCCGCGCCGTGATGGTCTCGGATCGCGCGTAGTTGGCGCCTCGATCGTTGCCGTCTGATACGGCTTACCTTTTTCGGCAGCCGGCGTTTCATCGTGCTCGAGCGGGTCGCCTTCGTCGGTCAGTTCCGCCTGGCCGTGCGAAATCAGCTGTGTGGCAATATGCTTCGGCACTTCGTAAATGTCTCCAGGCTTGCCGAGTTCCCCGGGTCCCATTACGACGCCCTTGAGGAGCTTCACTTTTTCCGTGCGCACGACAGGCGCTTCGCCGATCTTTTTCACTCGCATGTGCCGGTCCCTTCAACAAAAAAACTTGGCGGGGTGCTGTGGCCGGGCCAAAGAAGGAGCCGGTTCCCTTACCGCACAGCACCTCAAACTTCTATGACGTCAAGCAATCGACTGCAGCCGCGAATCCCACGGGATAACGCAACGCCCAATCGCTCAGGATGAACGTGGTCAACTCGATCAGCCCCTGTTTCTTCAGGCGGTAGGGATCGACGACCAGTTCAAATCCGCTGCCCCATAGTCCATTGATCATGGAGCTGAAGACGCCAACGATCAGCGCATGAGCGGCGTGACTTGTGCCGATGGTCAAGCCTTTCGGGACCTGGTTCGAGCTACGCGCCATCAGGCCGTCAATTTCGCTGTCATCGGTCCAGATCGGATCGCCTGTCACGTTCACGACCGTTCCGCCGGCCGGTGCGTACAGCAGCCGCGGAGTGCGTTTGAACAAGCCCTTGACGCCGGGTGTGGTCAGCCAACCAAAGTCTCCGACCTGGTCAGCGTTTACGTCTTCGAGCGCCTCTTCCATGAGAGTGACGTCATCCCATGTGGGCTTGCCACCGTTGCCGGAGTCGGCCACTACGGTGTAGGCCTGCACGCCAGTGGTGTGCAGAATTCCCTTGGGGTCGTTCGACGCGCCCGTGCCGTTGATCCCGGCAGAATCGAGCGCCAATGCAACATCGCGGGCCAGATCCTGGCGGACCAGGTTGTCGATATCGATCACTGCCTGAGCCAGCAATTGCCGGCTGTAGGAAGCGCTCGACTGATAAGTGTGCGGAGACATCAACACCTGGCTCAAGGTCAGGTTGCTGTCGGCCACGTCGGCGCCTGGGTTTTCAGCTACCCAGCTCCCCGAGGCCTTGCCCGTTTGTTTCGGGAAGGCGATATTGCCCTGCAGTCCGCTGAGCACCTGCGCGCCGAGTTCCTTCAAGCGCATCTGGTTGTACAAAAACTGGATGAACTCGCCGGGCTCGGTAAACACAACTTCTGCGCCCTTGGTCGCGGTCTGCGCGGTCAAAGTTGAGGCTGCGCGCTTTGCCAGTTCAGCTCCCTTGCGGGCCGACTCTGGATCCACGCTGAGGCGGAAAGGCACGAAAACACCGCCGTGCTTTTTGCCGTCGTATCGCTTCTCGATCTCGTCGGAGATCTCGAGCTCCATGCAGTTATCGCGTTTGCCGGTTTCGGCCTCTTTGATCTTCGCGTTCACGCCACGCAGCAACATGTAGTTGCGCTGCTCGCGCTCGGTGAGCTCGAGCATATTGCCGCTGGTCTCGGCGCTAGGCGTCGAAATTTGTTTGCCGTCGCGCTTGGCGACGTCGGCAAGAATGGCGCGTGACGCCATGTCGACGGTCAAGTTCTCCATCGCGAAGAGTTCGGACTGGCGCTTGGCATCGATGCCGTGGGTATTGCAAAGCGCGATGATTTCCTGAACATGTTTGGGATCCATTTTCCTGACCTCGACGGAAGTTGATTGCGCCGGCCGTGCCGGAGCTGGTGTACCTGAAACTGCAGAACGAACTGAAACCGGAAATTCTTTTTGATCGGCCGCGCGGCCGGCACCAACGGAATAGTCGGCGGGAACGGCAACCGTGGATCCTTCCATGGGTGTCCACTTGGTAACGCGATAGGTGCGTTGCGAGCCGTTTTCGTCCTCGGTTTCTTTCTCGAGGACCATTTCATTGACCATGTAGCCGATTGAGGTGAAGCGGCGAATGCCGTCTTCGACGTCGCGCTTGATGTCCTGGCCACGCTGCGAGCGCGAAAAGCGCACGTCGCCGCGCGATTTGCCATTCTCGATGCGGAAGTTCTCAATTATTCCGACCTGGTCGCGAGTGGCGTGGTCCACCAGATAGGCGAGGCCATTCTCGGCGCGGGTCAGATCGATGGCGCCCGAAGAATGATCAAGGATCTCCAGGCCAAACCAACGCGGGACCGGCGTGTCAGAAGAAAACGACATCTCGAAAACGTCGGCATCGCGTTCTTCTTCCCCGTCTTCTTCGTCGTAATCGGGATCCTCGGGATCGTCTTCTGCCTCAGCAGCTGCACGGAAAGCAGCAACTTCGGCCATAGGAGCAGATTTCTGCTCGCTTGCGATCTGGATGCCGTGTCTGCTTGCTGCGGCGACCAGCCGTCGCCAGGCGCGGGCCTTTTGCTTTGCATCCGGTATCTCAGTCTGATCGAAAGCGACGATAGCCTTGCGAATGAGGGCTTTGGTTTTCTCTACGTCGCCGAAAACGCGGATGGCCAGCAACCAGGTTGCAGTGCGTGCGAGGTCGCCAATATAAGCGAAACAGCTTGCAGTGAGATTGGCACCGCCGACGCGCTTGGTGCGCGCCTTACGCACAGCCAGTAGCTCGAGAGCCACAGTGCGGGTGAGCTGCGGTAGTGCTTTCGGCGTTTCGACGGTGCTAACAGGCGGCATGGAAAATCCGAATATTGCCCAGAGTGCGGCTTACGCCTAGAAATCCACAATTGGAGATTCGCTTAGGTTCGGTCACTGCAATATCTCCAAAAGGCTCGCTGCCTTTCGCAATCGCAACGCCTGACGCGCGGCGCGGCCGTTCTTTTTCTCGTCCGGCTCGTCCTGTTCCTTGTCGGCCGCTTGATCTTCACTAGGTTCGTTCTCGTCGTCGACGCCGGCGGGATTGTTTTGTGTGCTCGGCCGAGCAGGAAGCGCAGCGACCAGGTCAATACCGAATTCCTGGGCCACTTTGTCTTCTTCGGCGAGTTGTTCGAATACTTCTTCGTAATCGCCGCCGCGATCGCTGATCACCTGATCGCGCGTTTGCAGCGCCGCCGCAATGCCCATAACGGCCGCTTGCGTCTCTTTGTAGGGATCAACCCACTGCCAGCCTCGAGGGATCCACTTTCCGGTGCTGTAACGCGCGGGATCGCGCGACTCGAGCTTCAGGGCACCGGTAAGCAGCGCCATCTTCAGCCACTCATCAAAGATCGGCTGCATGAAGTCTTCAGAAATGTGTTTTTGTACCTGTTTCCAGTGATCGCGTTCGATCAGCATCCCGGAGCGCAGGGAAGAGTAGTTAACGCCCTGCAGATCGTTGGCCAGCGCGTTGTAGCTGGCACCCAGGCTCGAGGCGACCCACCGCAGGTTGGTTTTTACGAAATTCTCAAAGGCATTCGAAGGATGATCGGGGGTAAACGGCTTCACGTCATAGCCCTGCGGCAACTCTTCGAAAACGCCGGCGTTGGCTTCAATGTGCAGCGGTTCATTGGGATCGTCGTTCTGGCCGTCGTAGGCCCCAGGGTCGGTGTTCACCAGGAATGCCATCTTCGCGGCGCCCACACGTGCGGCCACAATTTCTGCCTCCATGTAGCCGTTCAGCATCTTCAGCGACATCATGCCGGCATGGAACCAGGTGAGCCCGCGCGTCTGATTGACGCGATAAGGATCGAAAAGGTGAACAATCTGATCGGCCGGAATCGGCTCGCGCAAAATCGATCCGCCAAAGTCAGAAGGATGGCCGAGATTCACCCAGTAGGTGACCGGACGTCCCCATTTGTTGACTTCGATGCCCAGGCGGACCTCGTTTTCCCCCGAACGATTTCCGCCCGGCCGGGAAAAGAGATGATCGACCTGGTCAGCATCGATCATCTGCAAAGCGAAACCGAATTTATTGTCGAACCCGCGAATCTTGCGAACGAAGGACTCTCCGTCCATGGCTTCAGTGCGCAAACACAGGTCCTGCACAGCGCGGAATGAAAGCTTCCCATCGACGGTGCAGTTGCCCTTGTTGCACCACTCTTGCCAGGCAGCCTCGATTTTCTTGTTGGTGTCGCGATCTATGTCGCCTTTCGAATCACGAACCAGGGATTGATAGCGAATGCCGGCAGGACCGACGACGTTGGCGCTCAGCAAATTAAGAAAGTGGCGCGCGATGGGATTGTTCCGGACGAGCTCGCGGCCGCGAGCGCGCAGCAAACGCAAATTGCCGCGGCATTCCTGATCGGCCGAAAGAATCGGTGCAACCCAGTCGAGCGTAAGGCGGGATCCCGAGGCGCCGGCAAACACGGATGTGCGCTTTGAAGGCGTACGCTGCAGGCCCACAACGTTCAGAGCACGATCGATGACACGAGCGAACGAAGATTTCTGCGGTCGCGTCATTGGCCGGTTCCTGGCAGGCCGGTGACATCAACCCACGTTGAGGGGAAATTCGCATCATTCGATTCGTCGACAAAGTCGACGCGGACCTGTGCGCCGATCGTGCCCGGATTCTTTTTGCGTCGAACCATGGCGCCGTAATAGCCGCGCAGCTTCTGCAGCTCAACCATCGGGATCTTCTTTACGCTGCGGCCGCCGCCAAGCGATGAAGCCTGCACGGAATACTCTTCGACATCAGCGGTGACCCGCGCCTGGATCTCGGCTTCGATTTGCGCAAGCATCTTCTCGGCGAAGGAAAGCGTCGCGCCGGCCGGCGCTGTGGCAAGATCAGGCAAGATCTGCACTACCCCTTCACCGGCGTCGTACACCTCGGTGCCTCCGGAGCTCGAGACACGCTCGACGTAGCGGTAAAGACCAGGGTCAACTTCGCTGTCGCTAGGATTTATGGTGACCAGCCAGGCAGAAGAATCTTTAGGATCGATGACGCCGTCCGCGCTGAACACATCGGTCGCGCCGTTGAAGTAGATTTTGTAGGTCCAACCGTCTGCGGGAGGGTAATCGTTGAAGCCGCGGTGAAATTTCACCGTCACGCCGGCGGTAAAGGCAACCGGCACTTCATCTGGAATCGGGGGCGCCACGTTCCCAGAGTGGGCTGCGCGGCTGAACGGCGGCAATTGGAGATTGGCTTAGTGAGAAGGCGATTTTACCGCGGTAGCTTTGCGTCAGGATGGCTTAGGAGCGACGATCTCGAAGGTCATGGACCTCTGGCATGTCGGAAAACGTCTAATCCTTCCAGCCATCCAACCAGCCACTGC